TTTGTTAGGAATTGTGTGTGTTAATTATTTAGGGAATCACTGATTCCAGCGGTTCATAGCATTGAGGTACTGTGCCATTGCTGGTGATACTTCTTCTGCTTCTACTGGAGTTTCGTCAACAACTACTTTAGGAGCACCTTCCTTAGGGAAGTACGACTCCTTGATGGTGGTAAGTTTCTTGGAAAATTCTTCTTCCGAAGTGAAATCTACACCTTCAGCAAGTGATGCCAATTTGTCTTTCTGAGTATCTACTAAATCTTCGGAAATTTCTTTCACGATGATTTGCTTAGCAGATTCGTTTAGACGATTTTGAAGTTCAATATTAGCCTTAACCTGTTCGTTGAGGCGTTCTTCCATCTTACAAAGATCTTCAGTTACTCCTTCGAGAACGTCTACTTTCTCATCAGGGATATTAATATAGTGGGATTCAAATAGATTCTTCAGACCAGAAATAAAGTCTTCTGTAATCTCATTTTTGATTCCACGGTCAACAGCAACTTGATTTTCTTCAAGCCACTTGGTGACAGCGTAATTGACAGTACCGTTTACTTCCTCAGCAAGTTCTTTCTTTACAGCGTCTACTTGCTCAGTAAGTTGAGTCTGAAACTGCTCTTCGAGTTTTGACCACTCTTCAGATAGTTTAGACTTAACAGCAGCTTCAAAAATTGTTTTTGCTTTTTCAGCAAATTCTTCTGATAGTTCGGTGCCCTCAGTAAGAGCAGCGACATCTTTCGATACATCTAGGTCTTCAAATTTGGGTTTGATGGGATACGTTACGTTACCACCCATCTTAGTACCATAGGCAATTTCTGCTCCAAATGTTGGGGCAGTGCCGTTAGGTAGGTCCGTATTGGAACCACCACGATTGGGTTCTCCAGAAATGCCGCCCGAAATAGGAGCAGCAGCCTTAGCACCAGGGTTCTCATCACCATCCTCATCATGTTCATGAGGAGTGGTAGTTACACTGTTAACTTCTTGGGGTGCTTTTTGTCCGATAGCAACTCCAGGTTGAATTGGAGCAGCATGACCAGAAGCGCCTTCGCCAGCAGCTGCCTTAGCATTAACAGCGGTTTGTGATTGACCAGAAGCAGCAGCGTCACCAGGAAGAACGGCAGCCGTCACTGTTGGCATTGGATCTTGTCCTGCCTCAGCGAGGACAGATGCATGCTCAGTGGCAAACTCCCCAAACTTTTCGTTAAGCATATCTGACATTTGAGTTTTCCTCGTAAGTATCTAAATGATTATTCTAAGATTATTTATGAATTCAAAGATTTGAAAGGAATTGATCAAACGCGGAAAGCATTTTTTCCTCAAGTTCTACCTTAGAGGAGTTATCAATTTCTTTTTTCATCTCTTGGATTTGTCTTTCACGGAGTAATCCGCCTTCCCAAACCCATTCTTTACCTTCCATGATTCCGTTGACGAAAGCGTCAGGGGCGGAAGGATCTGCTACGATATCAGCAGCAGTGGCGAGCATGAAGTCATCACTAACATACTTCACACCATTTTCTTCTTTGAGGGAACCCATCCCTCTAGATGAAACACCAAGTTTTACACCTTCACCGAGAAGACTCTTGGCAATTTTACCCATGGGAGTATCAAGGATCCTTGCCTTGCCCATGAAATTATTTCCTTCTGCTTTTAGTGATGTGATCTTGTGTGACACTCGATCAAGATTTACAGTAGGACCATCGGGATGACCTAGTTCTCCTAGGGCCCGACCCGCTTTGACATACTCTTCAGAATATCTTTCAACTTCTTTTGTGAGAACATCAAGAGGATAAATTCTACCATTTCGGTTTTTAATTTCCGACTGTAGAAATACACCTTCAATATAAAGGTGCTTTTCGCCATCTTTTTCCTCTACAAGGATATTGATGTCTTCGATGTTTTCAGTAATTAGCTTCATTGTTCTTCTGGAGTATTTCCTGTTGGTTCATCAAAGAACGTATTAGATACGGTCTTTTTATATGTATCAATAGTTTCTGATGCTTTAGCATACAGAATGTCGTCGATTTTATCGAGGGCATCCGCTCTTTTTTTGTCGGCAATTAAGTCAACAATATTGAGTACTTCAGAATCAAGTGGTTGATCAGACATAACATAAGTACGGGTTATAATTTATTTATCACTTTTTTTATTTGCTATAGGTAGTTCTTTCATTTTTTCAATCTCTCTAGAGTTAGCATCATCAGCTGCCTGTGCTTCCAACTCAGGAGCATAAGCATCATTTTGACGATCCATCATATCAAAAGTATTGACATCAGCTGGGTTCATAGCAATACCAGAATTAATATCAATACTGATTTGCTTGTCCATCTCCTTCATATCTTTATCAGATTGTTGTAAAACTTGACGACGAATATAGTCCACAGAAAAGTACTTACCTAGGAAAGGATCCATTTGAGCGACAAGGTTCATACGTTGGAGCATCATTTCTTGTTGCTTCAACTCATTAAAATGATTATCAAATAGGAAGTCGTATTGAATATGCTCTTCCATTTCCTCCCAATCTTCGGGAGCGATAATACCTTTAAGAATAAGTTGTGTCTGAAGAATATCGTTAAAGAGTTCGCTAAATCTTTTACGAAGTCTTCCAATAAATTTAGTAAATTTAAGTTCGTCACGTAAAACTTCTGTAGTCTTTCCTAGATTAAAACCTTTATTATCGTCTGTAAGACGTGAAGGGGGTAGATTCAGTGAGTTGTACAATTTCTTTTTAAAGTACTCAACGTCTTTAAGTTCTCCTAAGTTTTGTCCGCCCGGAAGAGTTGTAATTTCTGTTCCTCTACCGCCTTCACGACGTGGCAACCAGAAATCTTCGAGCATACTCATGTGCTTTTTGTCGTCACGAATCTCTCCAGTGCTAGCATCGTAAACTAGTTTGTTACGATAACGTGCCATCACGTCACGGAGATATTGTTCCGCTTTAACTTTAGGTAGATTGCCTACATCGATGTAGAAAATTCTACGCTCAGGAGCACGAGACAATCTGTATATAACAAGGGAGTCCTCAATCATTCTCAATTGATTAAGTGACTTAATTGCTTTATGTAAAAAACTTAGCGGTTGCTTCCTGTTAAGATCCATCAAACCTGAATTACACTTAGCAATAGAGTCTGCTGCTATTTTAATTCCGTTTGAAGAAGCAAAATCGTATGTAGCATTTACGGTCATGGCATTAGCATAACCTTTGGGATTGTAAATGTAGTAATCAATATAGTCACCCCAGTCATACTCTAGAGCAGTTCCTTTTGCTCCTTGAGATGTTGATTCTGGACTTTTAATTTTTTGCCTAACTTTACGTAACTTGAGTGGATCGATGTAGCGAAGTTCAAGAATACCACGTTTGGGTTTGTCTAAATCGATAACCTTATGATAAAATGTACGACCATCAATGTACCACGTTCTGATAATTTCGTGAGCACGTTTGTCGAAGTTTAAAAGTTTTTTGACGTGATTAAATTCGTCTCTAATTTTTTTCTTTACTCCAGCACTTACATCAAGATTAGATAACTCAATTTCAACAGGAGAATCGTGAGCATCACTAACAACAAATTCATTAACAATTTCGTCAATAGCAGAATCACACTCCGGGTGGAGTGACATGTCTCTATAACGTTTAATTAATTCATATTCATTACGACCTTGAGATCCGTCAACATCCACATATGTGCCAAAATGACCCCCGGCAGCAACAGCCACGGAGTCATTTTGGTTGGGTGGGATAGGAGATTGTCCCCTATCCTCTTGCCCTTTATTAATGATAAAACCAAACAGTTGACTCATTTCAGTAGATCTATGTTCCTATAGATCTATTTATTAGATCAAAGTTCGACGACTTTCGAGGTTCCCTCTCTACCTGAAGAACCAGCTTCTAGGTTGCTGGCTGTTGGGGCAGAAACAGTCCAGTAAGAATACTGGAACTCGACGCTAAACTCTTCAATTTGATCATTACTGTCATAAGCAAGATCAATCTGAGAAACGTTAGTTGGGAAGGCGTGTCTTAGATTATATTCTCTAAGAACTTGACCACCTTCAGCACCATGCTTCTCAAGTTGCTTGACCTTAACTTCAGCCATGTAACCATCGGCTTCTTTGGTTGGAATGAAGTTGGGGGAGTAGTTACCCTCATGAGTATTCATGGATTCCAACCATGCTTCAAAGTAAGCACGGATCTTGAAGTCCTTATCATTGAAGAAGGTAGCAGTCCAAGTATCGAAGGTACGGTCACCAGCGATCTTGACAGTTCTGCCACGGAAAGGAACTTCGATAACGCCGAGGTTAGAAGCAGGTAGAGCAGCAGACTTACAAAGAACATTGATCAAATCTTTCTCTGTAGAATCGGTGGGAACTCCACCGACAAGTCCGCCATTAGGCCATTGAATATCAATGGAGAACATATTGGGCTTGACGCCTTGCCCAATATTCTGAATAAAGTTGTTAATACGTGTTGCCATTGTTTTTTCCTCTTAATAGTTTGTGAAGTAAATTAATTATTAACCACCGATAACTTCACTGAAGGATACACCAGACTTGGTTGCCGTTAGGGTAACAGTGACGTAGTTGATCGAACGAGTTGGTTTGATATAAATCTCAGCAACAAATTCGTTACGGTCAACCACAGAAGCGGTGTTATTCGATCCATCACAAACTACGAGGAAGTCGGTAACTCCTCTTCTTGCCTGAATTTCTGCCATGAATGAATTCAAAGCAGAGGCAAATCCAACTCTAGTTGTAGCATCGTTTTGCTCAAAGAGAACTCCTTTAGCAAGACCTTCTGCTCTCTTCTGTACAGCAAGGAACAAACGGCGAACGTTAATTCTGTCGAAGGCAGAAGGTGAAGCAAGAGCAGTCTTATCTCCAAATAGTACTGTACCAGTACCAGTAAGAGAAACGATTGGGTTGATTCTCGACTGATAAAGTTCATCTCTATCAGATTGTGTTGGGTTGAATGCCAACTTAACAGCATTTCTTAAACCACCACGATTAGTTCCAGCAGGAGAGAACCAATCTTCTAGAGTAGCGGAAGTAGAAACACACAGACCAGCAACGTCTCCGTTACAAGGAACCCAACGATATAAATCGTTGAAACGGTCATACATGTACTTGTAACCACTATCAAATACAGCGTAGGAAGTAGATGCTAGTGTGTTGAAGAAATTGATAGTGTTAGTTTTCTGAAGTGATCTTGTTAAAGCACCAGATGAACCAACTTGATTGCCTTTATGAGGGGAGATGAAAGCAATACAATCTTTTCTGTTTTGAGCGATTGCCATTACAGAACCGGCTTTCAATTTAGTGTCGGTTTCTGATGTCATAGATCCACCCATTAGAACAAAGTCTACAGAAGTTTCTTCGGTTTCGCTAAAGACTTCGTAAGCAGTGTCAATTTCGCCAGCGGTGTAGGCATAATCATCAGCACCAGATGCTAAATCAGTGGATGTAGCAGTAGCAAGAGTGAACTTATCTACACCAGAGTCTGTTGATGCTTGACCCCAGGCATCACCAGCATCGGCAGAAGAAGGAGCATAAGCACCAACGATTGTGGTTCCAGTAAAGATATACTCGGAACTTGTGTTGATAGCAGTCTTATAGTAAGTTGCTTGGTTCTCTGTACCTCTACCATCAGATAGTTTCGAGAGATAAGTTAGACGCTCGATAACAGTACCAGCAGTGCCGGAAATAGCGCCAGTGCTATCTACAACAGCAACGTGAACTTCATCATATTTGATGCTATTATCAGCAGCATACTGTGAAGTACCTGGACGAGGACCGATTGCTGAAAGAGCAACACCACCAACTGAAGTGTTTGACCACCAATCAGCAACAGAAGAGATTGCTACATCAGTACCGCCATCTTCTAGTTCGTCAGCAGTCGAGATAAGAACAGTTGGATCGTCTAGGATAACTGTAAGAACATAATCTCCAGCGGAGTAAGTAAGAACCTCAGCAGTAGCAGTTCCGCCACCAGAAAGGTTGAAAGTTACAGCGGCACCAGCAACAGGAGCAGAAGTAGGAACAGATGCTAAAGTGATAACTTGGTCGGCACCACGGTCAGCAACAATAACTCTTAGAGCGTTGCCCCATGTACCAGGAGTCTTGGCAACGAATGTTTCTCCACTTCCAAGACCGCCTTCCCAATCAGAAGAATTTTTGACATTCAAGCTAGCATTGCTGCCAGAGTTAGCTGAGTTGGTTCCGGTTTCAGCACGAACAACGGCGAGTCTACCACCATAGTTCAGGAATTCTGAAGCAACAAACCAATCTTCGGCATTAGAAGTACTAGGTTTACCGAAAATTTCGAGCAATTCGCTTTGGCTGCTGATAGTTGTAATTTGTCCAACGGGACCTCTAGCAAATGTTGAGGCAAAAGCACCAGTAATAGACTGGCTATTTGTCACAACAGCAGTAGTTAGATCGCGTTCCTTAATTACAATACCAGGCGAGATAAGACTTGCCATGTGTTTTTCTCCTGTAGGGTATCCAAATTTAATCTAAAAATATTTATGATTTTGGACTCCTTGAGTGGGGAAACTAAACACGAACACTACCAATCAGGATAATGCCATAATGAAGTTGTATCTTTTATTTTCCTGGATTCCATTACTCTTTTAATAGTACAGTCTTTACATTCGTATGAATATGCTGACTCTACTGTTGCCCTATTTTTTCTAGTCAGGTAGAAATCATCCATCAAACTTTTAGTTTTTCCACAGGCACGGCAAGTCCTCTCCTTAAAGATCAAATGGTCTAGAGAAAACTGATCGTCAAATTCCATTAGTAATGATTCCACATGTATCCAACTTCTTCCTGAGTATCTCCATACCACACAGTACCATCTTGTACAAATCCTTCATCACCTTCCAGTCCACTGGTAATGAAACCAAACGGTGCCATGTCTTGTTCAATTTGATTTTTTTGTTCGTCGTAGATACGTTGACGAATATCATTATCAGTCATCTCTTTGAAATATTCTTGCTGTACTAACCAGGCAAAGATAACCATACACATTACAAGGTCATCATGAAATCCATCGTCTGCTTCAAACGATTGTTTCTTCTGAATAAATGTAGTCAGTTCATTAATAATGTCGTAGTCATTGAAGATAAGTTTGTCATCCTCGATGATCTGCTTGAGGTTAGCACAACCAACCTTCTTCACGGTGACACTCATCTTGACACCTAGTTGTGTTTTAGATCCAGAGAATCCTTGACCAACAATTTGTCCAGCACGTCCTCTCATAGCACACATAAGAACGTTAGGATACTCAAGGTCGAAGTTTAAAATAGATGCTACTTGATCTCCAATATCATTAACTTCAATCATTGCCCAAGCATTGTTATATCCTCTAGCAACATCATTGATCACGCTAGGAAACAGCATGGGTTTAATTTCATTGTTCCTATATTTTGCTACTATACGATATGGAACAGTAGTAATGTCATACACAATAAAAGCAGAGTAGTCGCCACCGATGCCACGACTAACGTCAACTGTCATTAAGTATTCGTTCTTTTCTTTTGGATTCTCGTATACATCTAATCCTTTACTTCTAGTGATTGGTTCTTCAAATACTAATGTCTTGAGTTTAGAGGCAGAAATTAGTGTGTCAACAGATCCCAGAAATTCACATTCAAATTCTTGTGTGAACTGACGTTGGGAGGTGTTCTTAATTGTTTGTTCTTTCCAGTCAGCATCCCTACCAGGAACCTGGGACCAGTGTACTTCGTGATAAGTATATCCATTTCTCCCACTTACAGCATCTTGCCATAACTTATAGAAGTGGTTCATGCCATACGGCGTGGAAATAATTATGACTTTTGTTGATTTACCAGAAGTGATAGTAGGATAAACAGAGGCAAAGAACGAGTCAGCAATGTGATTCGGGACGAAAGCGAACTCGTCGAGAAAGATGATGTTAAACGACATGCCTCGGACAGCAGATGCAGATGTAGAAGCTGCCAATATTTTACTGCCATTCTCTAACTCAATGTTACCTTTGTTCCATACTACCACACCTTGCTGGATCCACTTAGGTAGGTTCTCATATGCTGTAGCTAATCTTGCCAAAAGGTCTCTAGCAGTAGATGCTTTGTTTGCTAGGATACCAATGTTAACGTTATCGTTAAACAAAATGTAATGCAACAGATAAGAAACCACAGTAGTAGACTTACCAGTCTGCCTAGGTAGTTTAGCAATATTAAATCTGCTGTTATGAAATTTATTAATTAACTCTTCTTGAAAGTCCCACATCTTAAAAGGTACTAGACCTTCGTCAAGTGAAACAATTTTTACATAATTACGTGTAAAATATACAGGATCTTTTTTACACTTCAGATACTCTTCAATTTGTTTCTTGGTAAAATCATGCTGTACGTTTGCTTTCTTTAGAAGCGGATTACCAAGATAGATATTGTCAGAAGCACCCATTACATACTATTCATATGTAACTATTTATTCCACCACTTCTCTTCGCCGTTCTTATACTTCTCGGCAAATCCCTCCAGGTCTTCCATACGTTTCTCCCAATTGTCACCACCTTCAACACCTTTCTGAGGATTTATACAATTGTTATCACCTAGTTTATTGCATACAAGACCAGCTAGATCTTTTTCGTTTCCTAGTTGTCCAGTACCAGACCATCTATGTTGCCCATTAATCCATGTAGCACCACACTTAGGACACTCTTCCCGACTCATCGACAAATCAGAAAATTGTTTTTCGGAATCCATGTAATGTCTGTAATTTTTGATATTATAATATTATGTATATCAAAATAGTGTAACAGTAAGCTACAATATAATAAGTATATTACATATTCTCGAACTTATATTCTAATACCATACGATATAAAGAATCTCGTAGATACCATAAATGCTCCTGCTCAGAAGGATGTCTAGCAGGAGAACCTTCCCACATCTCAAGTCTCTTAACGACACAATGATGGAGGAGATGTATGTCTTCTATTCGTAAATCAACACGGTAATCAAATTCTGAATCTTCGTTCATGGATTTCTTGGATCAATTCCTTGATCAATGAGGTACTCTATCCACCAGTCTTGATCCTTCATATATCTCCAGTTAGGAACTTCTTGTCCACGTTCGATAACGTAGTATTGATGTAGAGCTTTATCGATAGTCTGTCCTATCTCCATATTCCTCTTCCTCTTCATCAACGTCTGCATATGCATCTGCCACAAATGGTCCTCGTTTTCTGAAGGGTTCTTTTCCAACATACTTAGATTCTGTATTAACAGCAGATACCCATACTGAAAGTTTTAATACTATAAAAATAATAACCAGTGGTGTGAAGCACCCGATTAAAATTACTGGATTCATTTATGTTTCCTCGTAAAAGGTTCCCAGTGTTCCCATCCATATTTATGTACTGCCCACATTCCCATGATAGGAACGAAGATTAAAATAGTTGAAAGGAACCCCAATCCATATGGGTTGTTCAATACTGTCCCACAAAATCTAGCAAACTGTAACATCATTCTTGTAAAACCGATAAGATGAATAGAAGTAATCCAAACAAACAATAAATTATTAAAATAACTATTGGGATGACGATGCTTTCCATAGTTCTAAGAAGTAACGATCAACCTTATACAAATCACCTAGGGGTGGTTGTACATCAATATCTTCAGACCATTGTTTACAGAATAATCTCATATCATATGTTATTCTATTTGGTGTAAACAATCTAGCAAATGATGACATGGCAAAAGCATGTCTCATCTTAATGCGCTGTTCCATTTCCGTCATATTTGTCACTTTCGTAGTAGACATTTTCACCTTTTCTGTACCCGAAATATGCGGTGGCACATATAAAGGGTAGTGATCCGAAAAGTAGGACATGTGCTAGAGTCATAGTATTATCGATTGAAAAATTTTGGAGCAAACATCAATAGCAACATGTGCTCCATATGCCCCATAGAAAATATACAAGATACCTAACTTAGAACAATACAGTTCTAGTTCCTGGCATTTTCTTACGTCGGTGGTACTGTAATCAATAACAATATCACCCTCCTTAAGTAATGGTAGTAACTCATCAAGTGTGTCGTCTATTTTTGTTTCAGGAATAACAAGTTGAAAGATACCAGGAACTACACCAGCACTGGTAAATTGCTTACCGTCAGATTTAACTGCTCGAACAAGGTACTTTAATGAAGTCACACATCCACTGATGTATCCTGCTTCGTATTGTTCTTCTGCTTTTTCGTAGTTGCTGCCATATCCCCAAACTTCAATACCATTGTTGATCATACGGCGAGACATAGCTTCGCCTATATGACCAAGACCTATCATTCCAACTTTCATTTAATTAACTCAATTTACGTGAATAACTCCAGTCATACCTGCTCCCTGGTGAGGACCACAGAAGAAATTATAGTCCCCTGCGTCAGCAAATAGGACATCTTGTGATTCTCCAGGAGCAAACAATAGTGCTTCTCTGGAGAGATCAGGACGTGCCTCAACAATAATATTGTGAGGAGGTAGTGATTCATTAATAAAATGAACCGTATCACCTGCTGAAATTGTGATATCATTAGGTTCAAATGCTAAGTTTCCGTTAGCACCCATATGTACATCGACTGCCCACGCTGGCAAAGCAAGGAACAGTGAAGCGATTAATACAAACAAAGGCTTCATAAAATTATATCAACTTTATTATCTAGTCTGTCAAACAATATTCGTTTTCGTATTGTTTCAGTTTTGTCAACAAATGCTCATACTGATCCCACATGTATTCTGATCCAGTATAGTCTTTGTATAATTCACACGCTTTTTTTAACCGAGCGAGGTCATCCGAATTAAATCTCATTACGGTCACAAGTATTTCTAATAATTATAACAAGTATTCTAACAATTCCAAGCACGTAATGATTTATTAATCCTGCTGTCAGGATCCCGTGACGTTTTCTTGCTAGTCAACTTTGCTTTCATCCCCTTCATTCGAGCGCAGAAGGATGCCCTCCTGGGATTTCCAACCT